CTCCAATACAAAAACCGAATGCTGGCCTGACCAGCGAAGGATGACCATGACCGATACGAACGAAACCCCGAAGAGCGAGCTCCACACCTATCCGGACGGCTCGGCAGTCGTCGGCGCGCCGCCGTTCCCGAAGAAGTCGCCCCTGCAGATCGCGGCCGAGTCCATGGAGCGCGTCGGCGCACCGGCAGAACCCGAAGCCGCGGTGTCGAACGTGATCACCGCCGACCACATCGTCGCCGGCCAGCCCGCCAAGAAGCGCTAAGCCGTGGCGAAGATGGACTCCGACACCCTCCTGGGCATGCTCCAGGAGCTGGAGGAAAACTCCGCCCAGTTCACCTGGGGCACGCTCGCGCAAGAAAGGCGCGCAGCTGCGAAGGAGTACTACCGCCAGCCCTACGGCAACGAGGAAGAGGGTTGGTCGTCCATCGTCACGTCCGAGGTGCAGGACACCGTCGAGTGGATCCTGCCCGACCTGCTCGACATGTTCGTGAGCAGCGACGACGCGGTGGTCTTCGAGCCCACGCAGGCCTCGGACGCCAAGGGTGCTGACCAGGCCACCGACGCCTGCAATTACGTCTTCTACAAGCAAAACAACGGCTTCCTGACCCTCTACACGGCGTTCAAGGACGCCCTGATGTTCAAGAACTGCGCGGTGCACTGGCGCAAAGAGACGCTGCGCACCAACCGCAAAGAGCGCCTGAACGGCATCAGCCCGGAAATGCTGGCGCTGATGCTGGAGGAAACCAAGGGCAAGATCGTCGCGGCTGAAGAGGTGCAGCAGCCCCTTATCGACCCGATGACGGGTCAGCCGGTGCTCGACGAACTTGGTCAGCCGATCATGCAGACGCTGATCAGCGCGCTCATCTCGCAGCCGACCGAAAAGACGGTGATCAAGATCGAGGCCTTCGAGCCCGACAACCTCCTGATCCAGCGCGACTGGACAAGCCCGATGCTTGCGGACTGCCCCTATGTGGCGCGCAACATGGAGGTGACGCTTTCGGACGTGCACCAGATGGGCCACAAGGACGTGACGGCCGAAGAATTGGCCGCCAGCGTGCAGCCGGGCGTCGGCGAATCCATCGAGCAGCGCCGCAGCCGCCGCGGCCTTACGAACGAGATCAACGACCCGATCAACGCCGTCGAAACCGACGACGAGAGCATGACGCGCGGCTATCTGCGCATCGAGTGGGTGCTGGTGGACTTCGACGGTGACGGCATTGCAGAGCGCCGCGAAATCTACCGCCTGGACGACAAGATCCTGAGCAACGAGGAATGCGACGAGGTGCCGGTTGCCACTGGCTCGCCGATTCTCGTGCAGCACCGCTGGGACGGCATGAGCGTTGCCGAGATCATGAGCGACCTGCAGATGCTCAAGACCGAGCTGACGCGCGGTGTAGTCAACAACGCCTACGCCTCGAACAACCCGCGCAAGCTGGTGCTGGTGGACGGCAATGGCGCGCCTCAGGCTGAAGTCGATGACCTGCTGGACGGCCGGCCGGGCGTGAACATCCGGGTGAAGTCCATGAACGCCGTGCAGATGGAGCCCACCACATTCGTGGGCAACCAGATGTTCCCACTGCTCGAATACGTCGATCAGATGGGCGAGAAGCGCACGGGCGTCTCCAAGCAGCAGCAGGGCCTCGACCCGAACGCGCTCCGCCCCGACCGCACGGCTGCCGAAGTGATGATGACGGCGAATGCGGCCAAGTCCCGCATCAAGCTGATCGCGCGCATCCTGGCCGAAACGGTCGTGATGCCGATCTTCAAGGGCACGCTGCGTTTGCTCACCTCCGGCGACATGCAGCCGATTTCATTCAAGCTGCGCGGCGAGTTCGTGGAGCTCAACCCGAACGAGTGGACAGACGGCTACGACATGACCGCCAATGTCGGACTCGGAACTGGCGACAAGGACAAGCAGCTGGCCGTGCTCAATGACATCTGGCAGACCCAGATGGCGCTCGCACCGTCGCCAATGGGCGAAATGATGGTGACGCCGCAGCAGATGTTCACCACCAAGGCGAAGATGATCGCCTTGGGCGGCTTCAAGAACGTGGGCGACTTCCTGACCGATCCCGGCCAGACGCCACTGCCGAAGAAGTCACCGGCGCCGCAAGACCCGGCGCTTCAGGTCGCCCAGATCAAGGCCCAGTCGCAGCAGCAGATCGAGATGGTGAAGCTGCAGGCAGAGACGCAGGGCAAGCAAGCCGAGCTCGCGCAGCAAGCCGAGCTTGAACGCATGAAGATGCAGATGCAGGCCGAGGTGGACAACAACCGCCAGCGCGCAGAGGCCGAGCAGCACGCGCTCAAGGTACGCCAAGAAGCCGAGCTCGAGCAACTGAAGGCCCAGTACGACGACCAGCGCCACCAGCGCGAAATGGCGTTCAAGCAGTGGACGTTCGAGCAGGAACAGGCGCATGCGCGCTGGAAGGCAGAGCTCGACGCCGGCGTGAAGATCGAGGCCGCCAACATCAGCAGCAAATCCAAGCTGGACAACGCGGCTACTCAGGCTGCTACCGGTGAGATCGCCGCGGAGGTGCAGCAATGAGCCGCAGCGAGAACCAAATCCTGTCCGACTTCGCCCAGCAAGCCCAGCTCGTGCTCGACAACCCTGCGTTCAAAGAGGCTCTGCGCCTCATGAGCGAAGACGCAATGGCGCAGATGAAGCGCTGCCCGATCCGCGACAAGGAAGGGCTCCTGTTGCTGGCCCAAGCCGCGCGCATCACCGACAAGGTGTCCGAGACGCTGCGCGGCATGCTCGAAGCCGGGAAGATGGCTCGGGCGCAGATCGACATCGACGCCGCCCGCAGCGAGTCGCGTATCAAGCGCGCGGTCAGCAAGGTTTTGTAGGCCCACACCAGCCTTTTGGGCTCCGCAGCGATGCGCCCCGTGTCTACCTCCTGGTGTCTCGTGGAGGTGGTCTTGACTTGAAAGTAAACATCACATGACTGGACAAGCCGACATGGCCCCGGTGTCAATGGATGACGTGGCAGCGTTCCTGGTCGATAACCCCGAGGCCGACCAAGCAGGGGACGCAGTGCCCAACGACGACGAGCCCGGCAACCAGCCGGACAACTCCGAAATCGAAAACCCGGAAGGCGATGAGCCCGATGGTGCTGGCCCTGACAGCGACGACCCCGACGCGGATCCCGATGCGGATGACCCGGACGCGGCCGACGCCACCCCAAAGCAGACAAGCCAGAAGTTCAAAGTCCCGGTCAAGGGTGAAGACGGGTCGGACACCGAGATCGAGGTGGACGCAAAAGAACTGATTGCCGGGTATCAGCGACACGCGGACTACACCCGCAAGACGCAAGAGCTCGGCAGCCGGGAACGCGAAGCGCATGAACTGGTGAGCCGCCGCCTGGAAGAGGGCCGGAACCACTACATGCAGGAGGCGCAGAAGGCACATGCCGCCATCCGAGTGCTCGCGGGCCTGAAGTCAGACGCGGAAATGGCAACGCTCGCGCAAACCGACCAGGCCGCCTGGGTTCAGGAGCGCGCACGTGCCGAGGCCATCAAAGGGGTGCTGTCGCAGATCGAACAGGGCATGTCCCACGAGCAGCAGCAGCTTCACCAGCAGACCCTGCAGGCCCAGCAAGCCGAGTTCCACAAGGCGTGGGGCGTGCTGGGGCAGGAAGGCATCGACAAGCCGAAGCTGAAGGGCATTTTCGAAGGCGTGGGCAAGGCCTACGGCGTCGAAGAGTCGCGTTTCGCGAACGTGACCGACCCGAAGGTGGTGCTGATCATGCGCGATGCCCTGGCCTACCGCGAACTGAAAGCGAAGACCGCGGCGGTGAAGAAGGACGTGAAGAACGCCCCGAAGCTTCCCCCTGCGCGCCAGAACGTGCCGCAAGCCGAGAAGACGAACAAGCGCCTCGACCAGAAATTCCGCTCCGGGCGGGCTGGTGTGAAGGACTTGGCCGCCTTCCTCATGAACAACTGATTTTTCTAAGCCCGAGAGGGCCTGAAAGGACGCCAAATGGCTCAACCGACCAACCTCTACGACCGGTACGACGCCGGCACGAACGTCCGCGAGGACTTGATCGACAAGATTACGATGACCAACCCCGAGGAAACTCCGGTCATCTCGTCTTTCGGTCGCGCCACCGCGGAAAACACCTTGCACGAGTGGCAGCGTGACTCGCTGCGCACCCCGAACAAGGACAACGCGGCAATCGACGGCGACGACGCCACGCCGAGCGCCAAGACGCCCCCGGTGCGCGTGGCCAACATCTGCCAGATCTTCCAGGACACCATCGCGGTTTCCGGCCGCGCCGAGCGTGTCAAGAAGGCTGGCATGAAGTCGGCGATGGCCTACTTCAAGGCCAAGTCGTACAAGGAAATGCAGCGCGACATGGAGGCCATGACCGTTTCGGCGAACCCCGCCGTTGCCGGTTCGGGCGCCGCAGCCGCGAAGGCTGGTGGTCTGGGCGTGCTGCTGTACACCAACGCCCAGCACGGTGCAGGTGGCTCGACCGTGGCTCACACCTCCGGTGCGCCGACAGTCGCTCCCACGGCCGGCACGCCCCGCGCGCTGACCGAGGTTCTGCTGAAGGCAGCCGTCCAAGCGACCTACACCTCGAGCGGCAAGGTGCCCCCGGCCGTGTACCTTTCGCCCAACCACAAGACGGTGTTCTCCGGCTTCGCTGGCATCGCGCTGAACCGCATCGAGGTGAAGGACAAGAAGCAAGCCCGTATCGTGGGTGGCGCTGACGTGTACATGTCGGACTTCGGCGAGATGGAAATCGTGCCGCACTACATCATGGCCGGCAGCACCAACGTGTTCGGCCTGAACCCCGAGTACGGCGACATCGTGTACCTGCGCCCCTTCCAATCGGAACCGCTCGGCCGCTCCGGCGACTCCGTGAAGGAGCAGACGCTGGTGGATGCCACGGTCCGTGTGACCTCGGAAAATGTTCACTGGAAGATTGCCGACCTCTCGGGCGGCTAAGCCCTTCTCGTCAGCACATCGCCAACAGGGCCCTCTTCGGAGGGCCCTTTTTCATTGGAGCGCACACCATGCAAAACGGCTATTCCGAGAACGTCACGATTGACGAAGGCACCAATCCGAACACGGGTGTACGCACGCAGTTTCACTTCGAAGGTGATTCTCTGATCACGCAGAAGACCTTCGATGCGGAACCGCACCTCGAGCATGCGCGCCAGATGCGCGAAGCCCAGGACGGCCAGCGCTGGGGCGAAGGAAAGCTTGTTGGGCACATCCCGGCCGCCTTCTACGCCAAGATTTGCGTCATCCGCGACCCCGAAGCACGGCGCGCGGCGGTGCGCGAGTTCTTCCAGCAAAACCCGGCTTTCGTGGGCTACACGCCCTACCTGAAGCGCTGATATGCAAAAGTACCAGAACAACATCACCAGCCGGACTGGCGATGCGGTGAGTGGAATTGCGGTGTCGGTGGGCGTGGTTGGCGGAGGGTTGGCGACCATCTTCGCCGACAACGCCGGCACGCCCAAGGCCAACCCGTTCACCACCGATGCGAACGGCTATTTCGAGTTCTACGTGGCGAACGGCCGCTACAACATCACTGTGCCTGGCGGCGGCTACTACGACGAGATGATTGCCGACGCACTGGAGATCGAGGCCGAGGCGGATGCGTCGGTCAAGACCGCGGTTCTCGCGGCTGCCACGGGCACAGGGCTCGTTGGGCACAATCCGACAGGCGTCGGTGCGGCTCCGACCACCACCGCGGCCTTCCTGGATGCGTTCAAGCAGTATCCTTCGGGCCAGTTCTACGTTGAGTTCGGCGGTAAGCCCAACCGGGTTGCCGACCGCCTGCTTGTCGGCGGCGCCTCGGTTAACGTGGGCAACAACGAGACGGTAACTCCCGACTGGCTGACCATCTACCAGATTGCCAAAGGGCGCACGAACGGCTTCATCCAATCCGCTCAATCGGCCATCCTCAGCACCACCAACGACAACCTCCAGAACGGAAGTAGCGCGTTGGTGGTGGCGGCTGAAACTCGCAAGCTGATCGACGGGTACAACGCAGCCGGCCTCATCGCCTTTGGTGTGGCAAACAAGGCTACTGGCGCAGGCCATGCCTATGCCGGTTACTTCGAGGCGTACCGAGATCTTGGGGTTACCGGTGGCGCTTACGGCATCGAAGTGGATGTGATGAACTATGCCGCTGCTGCCGTCACCGACCCGTACCAGCAGGCGACCGGGCAGACTGTCGGCATCCAAATTGCGGCTGGCGGTGAGCTTCCGGCGACGGGGCAGTTCGATGTTTCGGCTGCGATCAACATCCAGAAGAACATCGGCAGCACCTTCACTCGAGGCATCGTCTTTGGTTCCACCTCGCTGACCGGCGCAGACGGCACCACCGGCACCGCGGAGGCCATCGCCATGGGCAACGGTCACAAGATCGTTTGGTACAGCGGTGCAGGTGTCCTCACAAACTCCATCTACAGCGTAGCGACGACCGCAGCTGAGTCCATCGAGCAACGGTTTGTGAATGCTGCCATCAACTTCCGAACCCATCTCGGCAAGCCCGTGTTCCAAATCTCTGCTGCATCGGGCGGCGCCGGTGTCAACTACGTCTCGGCGCAGGGCGCCAATGCTGCCGGCGCCCCTACGCTGGCCGCGGCTGGCGACGATACGAACATCGACTTGCGAATCTTGGCCAAGGGCACAGGCGTGCTCTCGTTCGGCACATACACGGCCGGCGCTGTGGCGCAAGCCGGATACATCACTGTCAAAGATTCTGGCGGCACCACGCGCCGCCTACTGGTGGGTTGATTCACATGCACTACGAAATCAAAGACCTGACGCAGCAAGACCTGGACGTGATTTACCGGGGATTGGGCGAGCTACCCCTGAAGGTAGGCCTGAACCTGTTCGGCAAGTTGCAGCAGCAGATCGCTGCTCAGGATGAGAAGAACGCAGTCGCCCTCCCGGACATTGGTCTGCAGGAAGCTGCCTGATCCCATGACCGCACCCAACACCAAACCCGCTTCGGCGGGTTTTTTCATGCCTGAAAGGGTCTAGCCATGGCTATCGTCATCGACACAGGCACTGACGGCGCGGACACATATGTAGAGCTTCAGGCCGCCGTCGCGAGGTGGATGAACCGCACCGACCTGACCGCGGACATCCCCGGCTTCATTGCCAACGCCGAAGCACGCATTGCGACCGATCTGCGTGTACGGCAGATGCTTGTGAGCCTGACGCTCACCGCAGCGGCTGGAGAGGGAGCGCTGTTGCCGCCCGGCTGGCTGGAGTTCAAGTCCCTGGCGATCAACGGCTGCCCGCTGTCGTACATGCCTCAGGAAATGCTTGCGCTGCGCAACGGCTACACGGCCGGCACGCCGCAGGACTACACCATTGTCGGCGACCAGGTGCTGCTCAACCCGCTGCCCGATGCCGTCTATTCCATCGACACGGTCTACTACAAGCGCATCGACTCGCTGTTTCAGTCGGGCTCGAACTGGCTGTTGACCGAACATCCGAACGTCTACCTCTACGCCGCGCTGACCGAAGGCGCGCTGTTCCTGAAGAAGCCCGACGAGGCGGCAACATGGGCTGGCCTGTACGGCGGCCTGATCGAGTCCCTGCGCAGTGAGGATGCGCGCGCCACCTCGAGCGGTTCGACCTTGAGGATGCGTCGGCGATGACTCCGATCCTTGGCTTTGCGCCCGATGCGGACCCATGCACCCCTGGCGTGCTCACGAACTGCACCAACCTCGTGCCGTTCGAGGCGGGCTACAAAGGCGCGCCGTCGCCCGTCTCGGTGGCTGTTGCAGCGCTTGCCGGCCCGTGCCGCGGCGCCGTGGTGGCCACCCAACTCGCTGGCACGCGCCGCATCTTCGC